CTAGCGCCAGGTGCGCGCGAACTTCAGGAACGCGTCGTTCTCCATCGGTGCTCCGATGGTCACCCGGACTCCGTCAGTGCCAAAGGGGCGCACGATGATTCGAGCCTCCGCGGAGGCCTGGGCGAATTCGGTGGAGCGCTCGCCCAGCGGCAACCACACGAAGTTAGCCTGCGACGGCGGCACCTGATAGCCGGCTTCCCGCAGTGCGCTGGTCACCCGGGCGCGTTCGGTGACAACGTCATTGGTGCGCGCGAGCAGCTCCTCGGCGGCGCCGAGGGAAGCCACCGCGGCAGCTTGCGCGAGGCTCGACGCACTGAACGGTACGTACACCTTGCCCAGTGTGGTGATTACATCGGGATCGCCGACCGCGTAGCCGACTCGCAGCCCTGCCAGGCCGTATGCCTTCGAGAAGGTGCGTAAGACAACGACATTGGGGTGCTCACGCACCAGTGCGAGGCTGTCGGTGAAGTCCTCGCGTACGTACTCGACGTATGCCTCGTCGATCGCGATCAGGATATGCGGCGGCACCGACTCGACGAACCGCCGCAGTTCGGCGGGCCGCACCACGGTGCCGGTCGGGTTGTTGGGGTTGCAGACGAAGATCAGCCGGGTGACGTCGGTCACGGCGGCCGCCATGGCGGCGAGGTCATAGGTGTGGTCGACCAGCGGTACCTGCACCGGAGTCGCCCCCGCGACCCGCACCACCAACGGATAGGTCTCAAAGGACCGCCAGCCGAACAGCACCTCGTCGCCCACCGTTGCGGTGATCTGGACCAGCTGCTGGCATAGGCTCACCGACCCGCACCCCACCGCGATGTGCTCGGGTGGCATGTCGACGTGCTTGGCCAGGTGCGAGCGCAGCTCGGCGTAGCCGTTATCGGGGTACCGATTGATTAGCGATCCCGCCTCGGCGAGGGCGGCCCGCACGCTCGGCAGTGGTTCCTGCACGGTCTCATTACTGGCGAGCTTGATGGCGCCGGGGACGTTTCGGCCCGGTGTGTAGGCCGGTAGTTCGGTCAGCTCGGGGCGAAGTCGTGCGGGCACGTCACCAGACTATCGGGGCACGTGGGGCCCGATGACGACCAACGGCTTTGCCTTTGGGGCGCGCGGCCCTGTACTCTGTGCCCTCGGCGGTTCGGGATCCATTTTTATGGGTTCGGAGTCCCGCTCAGGAAGTTCAGGAGGCGTGCCAGAGCGGCCGAATGGGACTCACTGCTAATGAGTTGTCCCCTTTACGGGGGACCGGAGGTTCAAATCCTCTCGCCTCCGCGTCGGTCTGCAGGCCAAACCTGTTGACCTGCAACAATTGAATAGTAAGCGCCCGTAGCTCAACGGATAGAGCATCTGACTACGGATCAGAAGGTTAGGGGTTCGAATCCCTTCGGGCGCACCACACCACCGTCGCCATCCGGCCCATCGTTGCCAGGGATCGGTCGAGCGCCAGTCATGACGTAGCCGAATGAAATGTTGAGCGATTCGCAGATTACGTCCAGATCGTTCACATCAAACGGCGTTTTGCCCGTCATGCGCCGAGACATCCTGTCCTGACTGAGACCGGCACGCCGTGCGGCTTCCGAGTCGGAGAGGCCGAGTCGTGCGAATTCCATGCGCAAGCGCCGAATGATGGCATTGGCGCGGCTCTCTCCCCGCTGACCATCCACAAGCATCAGTGTTGTCATGGCGCGTATCTTACGCGCTGAACAAGTAAATGCAAGGTCAATAGCCTGGTAATGGCGTTCTGCGCGACACGCCAGCGAAATTACATACTTGCAACTTGCGCGCTGAGCGCGTAGACATGGCGTATGTCGCTCAGTCAAACCTCTCATCGCGCCGCTGCGGAAGTCCGCGCAGAGATGGCTCGCCAGGGATGTACTCAGGCAGCTCTAGCGGAACGCATCAACCGCGACCAACACTTCATCTCGCGCCGACTCTCCGGCAAGGTGTCATTCACGGTCGACGAGCTGGCCTGCGTCGCCGAAGCCCTCAACGTCACCATTGGGGCACTACTGGTCGACCCAGCCGAGGCTTCCAAGGCGACCGCCTCATGAACGCACTCACCCATCCCGCCGACGAGCGCCGCATACGCGAGATCGTGCGGGAGGAGCTAGCCGGTCTCAAGGGCGGCGATGCGGGCCTCAAGACCTCGGGCATACGCCTCAAGCTCGATGAACTGCTCAATGAGCCGAGCCGTCTTGCTCGCCAGCTCGACGTGCCCCATGAGGGCGAGTCCGACCATGCGTTCACGCGTCGCGTCATCGAGAGCGCCCTCGACCGATTCGTCGGGCGTGAGGTGGTCGGCGATCATGTTTCTGAGCGCGACGCTGCTCTCCCAAGCCTCGGGTATGTCCAGCTCAGCCCAAACATTCCCCACAACAAAACTCCTTACGTTGCACGGGCGCTAACCCGTTATGTGACCGGCGCGTTCCTTACCGCGTTCCGGTGGTTGCAGCGTAAGGCGGTGACCCGACGCGCCGCGGAATCCGGGACGCGGCCGTCGGGCACCACACAAGGTGGTGCGCGATGAGTGCCGCCAACGAACGCTCGATCGGCCAAGAGCTGGTGCGGATCATCCGTGATGAGATCCGCGCCTACGACGAACGCAAGGACGAGGCGGTGCGGCTGCGCAAGGTCGCTGACCAGGCGGTCGCCGAGGCTGAGCGGGCCGCCAAGGCGGCGCGTGAGTCAAAGCCGAATTCCATCGGTGGCGCAATCAGCGCCGCCATCGTTGGCGATCTGAACGCGCAGGCCATCGACGCACTCTTCGAGCGTCAGCAGAAGCCGCTTGTGGACTTCACTACCACCGCCAGTGCCGCCTCTGTCGCTGACGGGCTTGGTGCATGGCAGCCGCGCAGCACAGGGGAGAACCCGCCACGTCGCCGATGGTGGCGCAAGAAGCGCTGAATCGTCGTATCTGACAACTGAATAGGAAAACCCCGACGGCGGGCTCGCTCGCCAAAGTTCACCCGCCGCCGGGGCCTCTACAACCAGCCTAAAGGAGGCCGGTCATGTCCCACCGTATCCAAGTACCCATTGCGCGCGTCGAGGGTGTCCGCACCGCGATCATGCGGCACGCATTCTGGACCGTCGCGTTTCTCGCTCTCGTGTACGCGCTGGCCGCCCTGTCCAACCACCAATACACGCAATTCGTCGTAGTGATGGCGCTGTTCGGCGTTGCAGTGGGGATTGATCTTCGTGTGCACCGTCGCGGGCGATACCGCGACCGGTCGGCCGTGCTACTGCTGATCGCCTTCGTGGCCATCGTCGTCACGGGCGTATTCGCGCAGGTGGGGGTGACCGCGTGACAACCGACACCACGCCAAACGTGTTGAACCTCAACAACGTTATCGACAAGGTGACCGGCGCCATGGACGCGCTAAAAGAGACCGCCGAGGCTGCGGGCGTCGACTTGAGTGACGATATGCCGCACCTCGAACGCGAGCTGGACCGGTTCTTCGCTACGCGCCATACCGAGCGTGACGCGGCCAGCGCCGCACTCAAGGGCGGTGCGTGATGCCTGAGCCGACAAGGGCGTTGCTCCAAATGGCTGGTGAACTCGCCGACCAACTGGAATCGGTATCGCAGGAAATTGATTCATTCAGCGCGGGTTTCACCGCTGCGTCGCGCCCGTGGAGTCCGGACGGATTACGTGGATACGTGGCCAAGTGGACCGCCGTTCTCGATGAGAGAGACGCGCTGACCGAGCAGCTGACGCAGTGCATCGCCGGATTCTTCACCCAATCGACGCAGTACGAACGGGTGGCGCGTGAACGCGCGACGCCACTCGCGTACCTGATCTGCGCCAACTTCGACGTTAAACCGAAGGAGGGCAAGGCATGACACTGCACAAAGTCACGATCTGCGACCACTGGCATTGGCTGCTATGGGACGGGAAGTTGACACACCTGCCCTGCCGTGCGGACGAGGACTACCAGGCGGGCGACTGCATCGTCTTCGAGGGTCGCCCGTGGCGCGAATGGAACATCACGCACGTGCTCAACAGCGCGTCTATGCCGGGCATTGCTGATGGGTACGTCGTGTTGTCTTTGGAGCACCCCGAGAAGACGTTGCGTGAACGCGACTATGCGGCACGGGCGGAGCGGATCGAAAACTATCGCCGCTCCAATGCCGCACTGCGCGGGGTGATTACGCGTCTGCGCAATCAGCTGGGTGATGCGAATGCCAGACGGCAGTGGACGACCGAATGAGCGAGCCCACGCGCGACCCGCGCGAAGAGAAGCTACCCCAGTGGGCGCGAAAGCTGTTGGCCGATGAGCGATACCGCGCCAGCCGTGCCGAACGCAAGCTGGCCGAGCACGTTGCGACAGTCGAGAAGTCGCGAATCTGGTACGGGGAATACGACAATCCGATCTACATCCCCGACGACAACGGCTATCAGACCGTCTACTTCTCGCCCAACGGCGGCGAGGGCACGCTCCATCAGATCGGGGTAACGATCCGCGACGGGGCTATCGAGATTCAGGGCGGCGACACGCTGACCCTGGACCTGCAGTCGTCCAATTACTTTCGCGCTCGCCACCGGAGGAACCCATGACCGCCATGACGATCGATGTTGACGAGAGCTACGAAACGAACATGCGTGTCCTCAAGGGCATGCTGTACCGCCTCGTCGAAGCCGTCCGCGACACGGACCCCCATCAGGTGCATCGCGAGCTGGTCTCAATGTGGTTGCGCCACCCGGTCAAAGCCGCACAGCTGATGATGGCGCTTGCCATCGGATTCGACCCGGACACGGTGACAACCAAGATGCTCGACCAGCGGGCCGAGGAAATCGCGGGCGTTACTCCGCTTCCCCACAAAGGAATTGAGGTACACCCATGCACCGCATGAAGGCACATCCAGAGGCCGCCTTGGGCGATTGCCCCGCACGGTTCGACAACTACGTGTGCACCCGCGACGCGGGCCACGACGGCAGTCACATGGCCAACGCGTTCGTTGAAGTGGTTGCGATCTGGGACAACGAACTAGCTTGGCGTGCAGACGATGCCCAGGGCTGTTGGGCCCAGCGCAAGGGCCGCGAGTGGGTCGAGGCTGACGCATGAGCGAATGCATCATCCAGGCCGAAATCCCAACCGCTGACGGCCTATACGCCGGTATTCCTGATGAGGTCTACCACGCCGACCGCACCAGCTTGTCGTCGTCGGGTGCTCGTGCATTGCTGGCGCCGTCCTCGCCCGAGATCTTCCACTACCAGCAGCGGCAACCGCCAGAATCCAAGCCGCAATACGACTTCGGGCACGTTGCCCACAAGTTCGTGCTGGGCGAAGGCGCCGATATCTGCGAGCTAGATCCGGCCGTTCACGGGCTGAACAAGGATGGCTCCCCCGCCAAGTCACCCACCGCCACCGCGATGTGGCAGCAAGCGGCCGAGGAAGCGCGCAAGGCCGGTCAGATCCCGATGCACATCGCCGAGGTGGCCAAGGCCAAAGCGATGGCAGCCAGGGTGCACGAGCACCCGCTCGCCGGGCCGCTACTAGCCGACGGGACACCCGAGCTGTCCGGGTACTGGCACGACCGGGAGACGGGCGTGCGCCTGCGGTTCCGGCCCGACTGGCTGCCCAACCCCGGCCGGGGACGGCTGATCGTCGTGGACTACAAGACCAGCTCCAGCGCCTACCCGGGCCACTTCGCCAAGTCCGCAGCCGAATACGGCTACCACCAGCAGGCGCCGTGGTATCTGGACGGCCTGGCCGCGTGCGAGATCGCCGACGACGCCGCGTTCCTGTTCGTCGTGCAGTCCAAGACGGCGCCCTACCCGATCACCGTGGTCGAGCTCAAGCCCGAGGACATCGACCTCGGGCGGCGCCGCAACCGCAAGGCCATCGACCTGTACGCCCAATGCGTCGCCGATGACCACTGGCCCGGATACGGCGACCACGTGCACTCGGTATCGCTCCCCAGTTACGCCACCTACCAGCAAGAAGGAGAACTCGATCAGTGACCGTCACCCCCTACCAGCCCATCTCGCCCGCACCGCGCACAGCGGTCAGCCAGGCCACCTCGGTCGAACAGTCCCGCGCCGTCGCCGAGGTCCAATCCGCCGTCATCGTGGCCCAGCAGATCCCGCGCGACATGCAGCGGGCCGAAGCGGAGATGCGCGATACGTGCAATCGATCCGCGATGGCGAAACAGGCCTTCTATCAGGTGCCGAACCGGGGCAACGGCGCATCGGTGCACCTCATGCGCGAACTCGCGCGAGTCTGGGGCAACGTGCAGTACGGCGTCAACGAGTTGCACCGCGACGACTCCCGGGGCGAGTCCGAGGTTCAGGCGTGGGCGTGGGATGTGCAGACCAACACCCGCTCTACGCGCACCTTCATCGTCCCCCATGCCCGCATGTCAAAGGGGCGCCGCCAAGAACTCACCGACCTTGGTGACATCACGAACAACAACAACAATGCGGGCGCTCGCGCTGTCCGTGAGTGCATCAACGCCATCTTGCCCAAGTGGTTCACCGAAGCGGCACAGGACATCTGCAAGGCCACGCTGGAGAACGGCGAGGGCGTGCCCTTACCCAAGCGCATCGAGGACATGATCGCCGGATTCCGCGCCATCGGCGTCTCACAGGCGCAATTGGAGACCAAGATCGGCAAGAAGCGCGGCGCCTGGGATGCGGGCGATGTCGCGCAGATGGGCATCACCTACACCTCGATCACCCGCGACGGCTACGACAAAGCCGAGATGTTCCCGCCGGTCGCGGGAGTGACAACCGACGAGATCAAGGCCAAGGCCCCGGACAAACCGAAGGCCGAAGCGACACCAGCTCCCGAGAAGGCACCAAGCCCGGAGAAGGTCGAGGAAGCACCTGAGGCCAACCCCGCTGAATACAACTCGCGCGGTGAGTTTCTGGCCACCAAAAAGACCATCGGCACCATCCGCGGCCTGCTCGGCAACGCGGGCTATTCCCTGCGCGGCGATGCGGCCACCGTCAAAACGCTCACCTATCTGGCCACTGTCGTCGGCCGCGAAATCGCCGATATCAACGACCTATCCGAAGCCGAGGCAGAGGTAGTGACCGACGTTCTGAACCAACCCACCACAACAGAAGGGAATGAATAACCATGTCCGACAACGACACCGAGAAGAAAGAGGAAGGCACCGAACTCGCGCCCGGCGACATCACCGAGTTCATCGTCGTCTTCACCCAACTCAACAAGGGCCGCACGCAGGTCGAAGCAACCAAGGCGCTGCATGAATGCGTCGAGGCCGCGATGGCCACAGGCAAGAAGACCGGCACCGTCACGATCAAGATCAAGGTCGAGCCGCTGGAGTCCGGCGCAGTCAGCCTCGTACCCGATGTCGCCAGCAACCCCGCCAAGGACCCGGCCGGGACGATCTTCTTCGCCGACGGCGAGGGCGGCCTATCCCGCGACAACGCCAGCATGCACTACGGCCTCAGGTAACCCAACCCACCCGAAGGAGTAACACCCATGTCCGACAACACCATTGCGCTACCAAAGCACGACGCCGATCTGATCGACGAGCCCGACGCCGACGCCCCGCTGTACCTCGTCACCGCCAACGGCGAGAACGGCCTCCAGACCGAGGTTGTCGACGTACGGGGCAAGGTGCCCGCCGCGTTCCCGCCGCGCACACCCGAGCGCCGGACCGTCACCGACACGGCCTCATTCCTTGCCGAGGTCACGCGCCGGCCACTACTCCAAGGCCTCTCGACCGTCTGGGGGAACCGGGACAAGGGCCAGGTCAGCGTGATCTACAACGAACTCGGGACGGACGCGACGGCGGACTACACCCGTCGAAATGACGTGCTCGCCTTGCAATTCGTCGCCGACCCCGATTGGGCCACCCTGTTCAATGCCGCTGACGGCAAGTTCCACTCTCAGCTGGATTTCGGCGACCTGATCGAGCAGGCCGGGCACCTGATCACCTCGCACCAGGCCGCCGATGTCATGGAGATCATCGACAGCATCCGAGCATCGAGCAAGGGATCATTCGAGTCAGGAATCAAGCGCGCCACCAGCAGCGTGAACCTGACCTACAGCGAGGAAGTATCGGCCAAGGCGGGCACCGCGACGCGGCAACTTGAGGTACCGCGCGAAATCACCTTGTCGGCACGTCCATTCGAGGACTACCCGGTTATCGAGATTCGGTGCTGGTTGCGCCTGAACATCTCGCAGGGGCAACTGGGGCTCGGACTGTTCCCACAGCCCTATCAGCACCTCGTGCGCGATGCATGGACGCACGTAACCGGCGAGTTGTCCGAAGCCCTCGGGGTGCCCGTCTACGCCGCCAACCTCGGCAAGTAAGGGGGCCAACGATGCCAGTATCCATGTGGTTCTTCCTGATCTTGGTCGTCATCGCCGTGATCGCGGTGATTGTCGGGCTGTTCATGCAGCGCGGCGACGACAAACGAATCTGTTTCGGCGTCGCGGGTGTGGTGTTCCTGTTCGCGCTGGTTTTCCTGGTGTTCGCCTCGACCACTGTGGTCGGCACTCGCCAGATCGGTATCGAGACGACGTTCAGCCGTCCGACCGGCACCACGCTGACCAACGGTCTGCACCTCAAGGCGCCATGGACGGAGGTCACCGAGATGGATGGCGCCGTGCAGATCGACCAGCACACAGGCGATCACCGAATCAAGGTACGACTGGGCAACAGCTCCACCGCGGACGCCGATGTCTCGGTGCGCTGGCAGATCAAGCCGGACGCCACGCCCGATCTGTTCGTGCAGTACAAGACGTTCGACAACGTGCGGTCCAACCTGGTCACCCGGAATCTGCAAGTCGCGCTCAATGAGGTGTTCGCCTCATTCGATCCGTTGGCGCCGCAGAACCTCGACCGCTCGCCGCTGCCCGAACTCTCGGAGAAGGCGAAGGTGATCCTGGCCGCCAAGGTCGGCGATCAAGTCGAAATCTTGGACGTGGCCGTGCCGACCATCGACTACGACGACGGCACCGAACAGAAGATCAACCAGCTCAACCAGGAACGGGCAGCGACAGCCGTGGCCGAACAGGCCAAGAAGACGGCCGTCGAGCAGGCCAAGGCCAACGGCGAGCTAGCCGGATCGGTCTCTCACGACCCCAACGTCCTGGTCTCCAAGTGCCTGGACATCGCCCGTGAGAAGGGCCTCGCGCTGCTGTGCTGGCCTACCCCCGTTATGCCCACCATCCCGACCAAGTAGAGGAGACCTGATGTCCCGCAACCTCATCGTCGTAGACCTGGAAACAACCGGCCTCGGTCCGCAGTGCGCGCCGATCGAGGTTGCGGCCATCAACGTCGACACTGGAGAAACACTCGAATTCGTGCCGCACGTCGACCTGGACGCCGTCTATATCGAGGCGCAGGCATTCGCCGTCAATCGCTATTTCGAACGCGGCGTCTTCCGCAAGATGCTCAACCGCAACGACACCGCCGAGAAGTGGCAGATGCTCGCCTCGATGCTGTGCGGCAACACATTCGCCGGATCGAACCCGGCGTTCGACGCCACGGTGGTAGCGCACATGATCGACGGCGCAAAGCCCTGGCACTACCGTCTGGCAGATCTCGCCGCCTACGCGGCCCCGGCGCTCGGCCGTGACCCGTCTGATCTGCCGGGACTGGCCGACGTGCTCGCTGCCCTCAAGGTTGAGAACCGTTGCCCGCATTCGGCACTCGGTGACGCCGAGGCAACCGCCAAGGCATTCGTGAAGCTGCGCGACATCTACGCAGGACAGCGGGAGTCCGCGCGATGACCGCCCCCTCCATCTCCCGTCGCTACATCGACGCCACCCCCGTGCGCGAGCACCTGGAGAAGTTGCAGGCGATCGGCTGGACTGTCAACGCCATCGCGGCCGCCAACGGTCACCCGGGAAAGCTCGTCACGACTCTGCGCCAGATCCTTCGCGGCCAACAAACCTGTGCCCCATCCACCCGCGACTACGTGATGTGGATGGACCCCGAACTGCCTCCCGAGACCGGAAAACCGTTCGTACTCAAATGGTCCGAATACGTGTACATCGGCGTACCCGACCACGCGGCTGCGCGCGAAATGGGCATCACCTACAACTCCATGTCGGAACAGTTACGGCGCAACGGTTTCCAGCCATCTGCGCTGCTGTATGAGCTGGCCCGCGAGGAACGCGAGAAAGCCAAGGCACCTGCATGATGCTCACCGAAGATCAACGCTGGCTATTGCGGATGGTCGGCGGGTGGGAAATGCGCGACTGCCTCATCGGTCCCGCAGGTGTCACCCGTTTGATGCAATCCTGCTACGGCGGCACCCGCCTGCCTACCGACGGATATCCGTCTCACCTCAAGGGATTTGAGTGCGGACACGGCAAGATCGTGTCGAGGGGCATCCCCGTCGTCACCGTGACCACCGCGCAGCTGAACAAGTTCGCGCGCTCCCTGCCAGTCGAGCTTGTCGCCGAGATGCGCGGGTGCGCCACCGCCGCGCAGCGCAACAACCTACTTCGCCACCAGTTCTGCCACTGCGGGAGCGAACCGTGCGGGTACGCGTACATGGGCGACCGCATTTGCCCGCCGACCGAGCAGCAGGAAGCCGACGCCAAGGCCGAGTTCTGGCGCTGCCAGGACTGGACCGACGACTTACTCGACCGCGCACTCGGGTTCACCGCCGAGGACGAGCCGGTCGGACAACTGGAGCTGTTCGGAGTCAGCGCATGATCACGCCCTACTACCAAGACGAGCAGGTCACCCTGCACCACGGCGATTGCCTCGACGTGCTGCGCGCCGACGACTACGGATACGACTGGAATCTCGGCTACCGATCAGCGCGGATGTTCCCCGACTGCAGCGTCGACGCGGTGATCACCGACCCTCCCTATGGCATCGCGTTCATGGGCAAGGACTGGGACCAGCCGGGCGCGTTCGGGTCTGAGCGGCGCAATGGGTCGCCCCAGAGGACTCAGCGCGAAGGCTTAGCGATGGATGCCGGCCGCTATGACCTCTCGCCGGCGGCAATGCTCAACTTCCAGCGCTGGTGCACGGCATGGGCCACCGAGTGCCTGCGCATCCTCAAGCCCGGCGGTCACCTGCTCGCGTTCGGCGGCTCGCGCACCTGGCATCGGCTCGCGGCCGGAATCGAGGACGCGGGTTTCGAGATCCGCGACAGCATCGCATGGCTGTACGGCTCGGGGTTCCCGAAGTCGTTGGACGTGTCCAAGGCTATCGACAAGGCGGCGGGTGCCGAGCGTGAGGTGGTCGGCACTCATCATCGGCACGGTGGTGGCTCGGCGGTGTCGGGTTCGATGAGCGGCCTGCTTGGTACCGATAGCGAGCTGCCTCTCACGGCCCCGGCGACCGTCGCCGCCAAGCAATGGCAGGGCTGGGGTACCGCACTCAAGCCGTCATTCGAGCCCATCGTCGTTGCGCGGAAACCTTTGGCGGGCACCGTGGCCGCGAACGTGCTCGAGCACGGCACCGGGGCGCTGAACATCGATGCCTGTCGGATACCCACCGGGGACAAACTCGGCGGCGGCTCAACTACGCGCGGCCAGCGGATGAAAGACGGCTGGCACCGGCCCTGGATGGACGACCCCGACATGGTGGCGGCGAACGCCGAGCGAAGTCGTGCATCGGTGGCCAGATCCGAAGAATTGGGCCGTTGGCCAACCAACGTCGTCCTCGACGAACACCAGGCCGAAGCACTCGATCGGCAGACGGGCGTCTTGCACTCGGGAACCATGCGTGCGGGCACCGATCGTCAGCCGCGAGCGGGCGGCACGATCTACGGCGCCGACACCCGCACGTTCGCGCCCGCCGACACCTACGGCGACAGCGGCGGCGCTTCACGGTTCTTCCCCGTGTTCCGCTACGAGGCCAAGGCCCCAACCTCAGAGCGGCCCAACGCCGACGGTGTGCAGCACCCGACCGTCAAGCCGCTCGACCTGATGCGCTGGCTGGTGCGGCTGGTGGCCCCAGTGGGCGCGGTGGTGCTGGAACCGTTCGCCGGCAGCGGCACGACCGCCGAGGCATGCGTTCTGGAGGACCGCCAGTGTATTGCGATCGAACGCGAGGCCGACTACTTGCCGTTGATCGTGTCGCGGCTCCAAAAGCCAGTGCAGGCGGGTCTATTCGGGCTGGAGGCGGGCGCATGACCCGCACCCCCGAGAGCACGAAGGCATACCAGTCCGGCCTGTGCGTGGACTGCAAGACCGAGCCGCACAGCGCCGGTCGGCCCCGGTGCGAGAAGTGCCATACGAAATTCAGGAGGGGTGAGTGATGGCAATCGATCCGCTATTCGCGGCGGCGCAGCTGCTCGAATCGCGTGGCTACGCAGTGATAGAGCAGCTGGAACCATGCGGGATCAACGGGGCTGATAACGCCGTCTGGTCTCACCAGCCGCACTACATCGAGCAAGAGTTCAACGGCGACCTGATCGTGGACGACCGAATCAGCTTCGCCGCAGCCGACTTGCATGCCCTTGCGGAGATATTCGCCGCAGCCGCGAAGCGTGCCGAAGGGGTGAGTGATGGCCGCACGTAAGTACATCTACCGCGTGGTTGTCGACGAGTGGCCGACCGAGGACGGCATGCCCTTCATTGACCAAGACTGGCGCTGGTGGGAGCAGATCGTCGACTACTTCCACAACCCCGACGGCGATGACCCTTCGCCCCCATGGCTGCCCGATATCACCGAGTACCTGGAAGACGAATGGCCGAACGCAGGCTGGGGTAACAAGCCGCGATTCACCCGCCTTGTGTGCGAACCCGGAGACGAGCCCGACTACCCGAACGGATACCGAGGCTACGACGACCAACCTGTGATCGCCGTGCCCATCGCTCCTGCCCGCCGGTTCATGCAACGCGCCCAGCCGGACGCGGCGGCAAAACAGCTGCGCGAGTGGGGATGCAAAGCACACGTGGAACACGCTGCCCTTGGTGACTGGGAGGCGGCCTGATGCCCATACGCCCCGAGAACCGCGGCCGCTACCCGAAGGACTGGCCCGAGATCTCGCGCCGCATCCGTTTCGAGCGCGCCCAAGGCCGCTGTGAGTGCGAGGGCGAGTGCCTGCGCGGTACTCACCTTGACCGCTGCACGAACGTCAACGGACAGCCCGCCTACGGCACCGGCAGCCGCGTGGTGCTCACCGTGGCGCACCTGAACCACACCCCCGAGGACTGCCGCGATGAGAACCTGCGCGCCATGTGCCAGGGGTGCCACCTGCACTACGACCTGGAGCACCACGCGCAGACGCGCCAGCGGGCACGCACGGCAGCTCTTGAGGCACAGATGGATTCGATGTTCGAGGGAGTGCAGTGATGCCGGCCAATACTCCGTGCAAGTGGTGCGACACTCCACTCTCCGACTGCGACGCCGCGCGGCCCAACCGGAAGTGCTGCCCGGACTGCCGACACCACAAGCGCATCCAGCGCAAGCGCACCGCGGGGTGGCAGATGCCCAAGGGTGCTATCTACGTCGGGCGGCCGACTCGGTGGGGCAACCCATGGGTGGTACACATCCACAGCCCGAGTTGCGGGCCCGAGCTGCTGGCGTGCCCTGACTACATCGCGGAGGACCGAGCCGACGCGGCCACCAAGTACCGGCACGCCGTGCTCTATCCGCTGGCCGAACAGCCGCCGGTCCCGACCCCCGACGAGATCCGCGCCGAGCTACGTGGCCGCGATCTGGCTTGCTGGTGCCCGCTCGATCAGCCTTGCCATGCCGACGTGCTGCTCGAAATCGCCAACGCTACAACCGAATCGGAGGTCTCGGCGTAATGCCGCATTTCAAGGTCAGCGACGACTCACACTCGCACCCCAAGGCGATCATGGCCGGGGATGCAGCGTGGGGCATGTGGAACCGCGCTGGCTGCTGGTCGATGGCCTACGGCACAGACGGATTCGTGCCCGAGTGGTGGGTCAAGCAACAGCCTCAGGGCACGGTCAAGGCCAAGGCGCTCATCGGTGCCCAACTGTGGCGCCGAGGCGAGTACGAGGGCGATCGGCCGGAATACCAAGGGCAGAAGGGCTACACATTCCACGAGTGGCGCCAGGACAGCTACGAGAAGGTCGAAGCTGACCGCGCGAAGTGGCGGGACAAGAAGGCCAACCAACGCGGCTCGGTTCCCCGCGTGTCCCCCGGGGACAAACGGGGGGACAATACCGGGGACACCCGAGGGGACTCCCGCGAGAGTCCCGGGTATATACCCAATACCCAATACCCAAAGAACTCTGGGGAACCTAAGAGCGTTAGTCCCGACTCGACCGAGCGCGAGCCGCGCAGCGCACCCGTCACGCCAGCAGCGAATCGGCTTGTCAGTGAGCACATCCCCGCCAAGCACCCTGCGGCCGTCCGAACCGAACTGCGCCTACAGGCATCCGCGCTGCTCAAGGACGGCCAATCCGAGGCGCTGGTGGCCCAAGCACTCGAACTCTGGACCACCAAGGCGCTGCACCCAAAGACCCTGCCCAGCTTGGTATCCGAGCTGATCAACGGCCGAAATCAGCCCAACCGCAACACGTCCGAGCACGCCCAGGCGCCGCCCGCCGCGCGCAAGGTCGGCATCGGCCTCGACCTCGCACGCGAATTCGCCAACCAGCCAGAACAACCCGCATTGGAGGCATGATGACCACCCGGAACTACCCCCAGATCGCCGCGCTGGTGCTCACCAAATGCGCCGCATACGACCCGTACCTGACCGCCCCGACCAAGGAAACCTGCCTTGCATGGGCTGAGCAATTCGAGCTGTACGGCCTCGATCTCGACGACCTGACCAAGGCCGTCACGAAGGTCTACAGCGAGCACGGATCAGGCTATCGGCCGCTCCCCAAGGACATCACCGACGCCGCCAGGGCCATCCGCAAGGAACGCACCGAACGCGAGTCCAGCACGCAGCGCGAAGCGCGCGAGGACCGGCTCGACGCGCGGCCGGCGCTCGTCGACCACCGCGCCGAGATCACCCGATTTGCGACCACATTCGGGGCGATCTCATGAGCGAGCAGAGCGACATCGTTGACGCCGAGGTCTACTGCGGCAGTGTCCACCCTGACGGTGAATGCAGACTGCCGGACGGGCACGCGGGCTACCACGAAAACCTGTACGCCCGATGGCCTGCCGATTGGGGCTGGTGCATCGGTGGTGACGGGGGAATGCCCACCACCGAGCGCGAGTACGCCATTGAGCCGAGCCCCGGCGACTGCGCGCGGTTCCACACTGACGAGCTCGTGAGCGCGATCGAGGAAGTGTCCAACTACCGCGAAGGCGCACTGATCATCACGCGCACGGTCACCTACGGACCATGGCGCTACGTCACCCCCGAAGAAATGCAGGCCACAGAATGAGCGAGCACCCACGCCAGTACAAGCCGAGGCCACCCCGCCCAAACGCCTCCCGCGGGCCCGTCGTCGCCGCCTACGCCGACAAGATCGACTACCCGTGCGAGCACTGCCACGTCGAACCGGGCAGCTGGTGCAAGACACCTGACGGGCGCGACCAGATCGCGCCGTGCTGGAACCGCGGCGCCAAGGTCGGTGCGCGGTGAGTTGCCTATGGATGCTGCGCCACATGGGTGTTCGTCGCTGGATCGCATGGCAACTGGTGTGTCTAGCCACCCGCATTCACAACCCGCAATGGATCGAGCATGTCACCCTCACCACTCCCGACGGCAGCACATGCAACATCGAGATCATTGGCGACGAATACGGCAGCGGCATATCGGCGACCACCGGCATCGTCTGGTGCGACCAGCGCGACGGCACCGAAACCGCTGACATCGGCGGCGGCGTGCAACTGCATCACCACTGGCCAAAGCGAATCGAGGATGTCCGATGAGCGCCGCCGGCAAGATCCCGAAACTGGCCAACCCCAAATCTCCCGCAGTCCTGGCCGCACTGCGCATCCAATGCCCGACATGCAAAGCCCTACCCCAACAACGCTGCCGGGGGCTGAACTTCCGGATCGTCCACTTTGCCCGCTGCACCTTCAAGGAGATCTGATGAGCTTCGAGGCGAAATTCCAGGGACGGTGCGGTGACTGCGACGGCGAGATTCGCCCGGGCGACGAGGTGCGGTACACGTACCCGGACCGCGAGTTAGTGCACGATCGATGCCCTATCGAGTCAGGCTCGACCGACGTCTGCCCGGCCTGCTGGACCATTCACGCCGGGGAGTGCGCATGACCATCGTCCTCGGTATCGACCCGAGCCTGCGTAGCACCGGTCTGGCCGTGCTGACCGATGGCCGGCCGACGGCACTGCACTCGATCGGCTACGGCGGTCACGACGGCGACTCGTACGCAACCCGCAGCCGACGTGTGCGCGCCGTGTGCCGAGCGGTGATCGAATGGGCACTGCGCGACGGCCCACCGGATCTGGCCGTCATCGAGGGGCCGGCCTATGGCCAATTCCTGCCCTCGACGTTCGACCGCAGCGGGCTATGGCACGGGCTGTACGGCGCGCTGGACGCCGAAAGGGTTCCCGTTGCGGTAGTTCCCCCGCAGACCCGCGCCAAGTGGGCCACCGGCAGTGGACGGGCCGAGAAAGGCGAAGTACTGCTCAACGTCCGCGAATGGTTCGGGCCCCGCGTCAAGGTGCTCAACCACGACATCGCCGACGCCGCAGTACTCGCGCTCATGGGTGCGTTCCACCTCGGCGAAGCAATGCCGTTCACCGTAAGACCGCGGCACTACGCAGGATTGGAGGCAGCGGCATGGCCGAAGTGAATCTGGGGCAGTGGTTCAACGACATCGTTGACGAAGACCGCAAGCACCGCCGCGACCTACGCGAGCGGGCGCTGTATTCCGCCACGCTGCTGCATTGCGACACCGGCGACGCGATGGCGATATTTGATCGTGAAAGCGCTGCCAACGAGGTGCTCGCCACCGCCCAGCAGTTCTATGACTGGATCACCGGGGAGATCGAGTGACCAAGTGCCGCAAGTGCTCCCAGAAGTGCGATCTATTTCTGTGCCCGAAATGCGTAGAACAGCTGGGCGAACACACCTCACAACTGGCATGGTTGGTTGCACGGCTCGATGAGACCGTGACCCGCCAAGACAAGCTCACCAGCGCCACAATCGGCAAGAGCAGCGAGGAGCCATTACCGTTCAACGCCAACGCATCAGAGATTGCCGGTCAGGCGCGCGGGACCATCACCACGTGGTTACGCGCTATCTGTGAACACCGAGGTATCACGTTCGAGCCTGTGCGAGTGGTGTCGCTTGACTTCATCGGTCCCCTGCCCGATGAACGCTGGCGACGCATGCCTCGCCGCTACCGGCCCACACTGGCCGACATGTGCGAGTGGCTCGCCGAACATGTGCACGCCATCGCACTCACCCCTGGCGCCGAAGAATGCGCACTGGACATGGCCGAGCTGCACGCGTCCATCGTCCGGGCGATCAACCGTCAAGAACGCCATTTCGCCGGCCCGTGCCCCACAGTCAAGGGACACGACCGGCGCGGACAGCAGATCACCTGCGGGCACATGCTGTACGCGGGGGCCGAGGAACAGTTCGTCGAATGTCCCGAATGCAAAGCCAAGATCGACGTTCAGAAGAACCGCCTGCGCACGTCGGTGGACCGCGACTTGATGCCTGAGCCCAAGCTGCTCGAAGCCTTGCGCGCCGTCGAGGGTGGCCTCGATGAGGACGGAAACCCCAAGCCAGTGCCGTCCAAAAATCACCTTCGGCGCTGGATCAAGAAACGCCAGCTGCACATCCGGGGTTGGGTCCACCAAGGCCGTATCGTTGAGCATTACATTCAGCGCGGAGATCCCCGGGTATTCAGCTTCAGTCAGGCTCAACACCTGTGGTGGAAACACCTAGCCACCAACGCAACACAGGAACCGTCTGGAATGGAGGTGACGGCGTGAGTGAGGTCAAACAGGAGACCTGCTACTGCTACTCGATTGTTCGGGATGACAAGGGACGGCTGCAATGCCTCAAGCATGGTGACGTTACTGGTCGGCACGGGGATCAGCGGATCGGCAAGGTGCGGCTGGATCAATGGAAAGGCTGGAAGCAACGCGTTGATTGACGGGTGCAACACGGCCCCGAACAGCGTTGCCATTTCAAGCCTCTGACCTGCTAGAATCCGAATTGTCAGGAGTTCACCCTGCCCGAAAAACCCCGGCCTAGCTGGGGTTTTGTCATATCCAGGGAGGCGACCTGATGCCCAGTGCACCACCGCGCGTCTGCGCTCGCTGCCACAAGCCCGCACCCAAGGGGCGACCCTGCTCGTGCCGTCCGGCATGGGAAGGCTCCACCCATGACAGCGGTAACGATCGGCGCTGGCAGGGCGTGCGTGATGCCTACCTGACCACACACCCGCTGTGCGAGCGCCCGGGCTGCCCGAGGCTGGCCGACGACGTAGACCACGTGACGCCGCTGGCTGAGGGCGGCGAGAAGTACGACCCGCGCAACTTCATGTCCCTGTGCGATGACCACCACAAGGCCAAGACCAACGCCGACGCACTGCGTGGCAAACATCGTCTACGGACAGCAAACTCGTATGCAAAGAGGCGTGCATAAATATTCAGAGGTTTATGCATGGCGCATAACCCCGCTTGGCGCATAATCGCAGGTCAGAGGGGGTATATGGGTGAATATCGCTCTGACCAGCACATATGCGACTCGCCGCGGTAGGCGAAGATTTTTCTGCACAACATTCATGCAAGGGGGGGGTAATTATGCATAAACCCCATGGCGCGCCAGCAAATGGCCTCCCTGTACAGCAAATAGGTGGTGAGTGATGCCCGCGCAGCAGCCAGCGAAACTGCTCTTGCTCAATGGTCGCGGTGAGGGCCAGGACAGTGCAGGTCGGCCGGTTGCGCAGCCGCCGGCGTTCAAGCGCCTGGCCCCGAATCCGCCAACCTGGCTCTCTCCCGAGGCAAAGGCCGAGTGGAAGCGCGTTGCCCCTGGTCTGGTGCGTCTTGACCTGATCAAACCGGAGGACCGCGCGACGTTGGCCGCGTACTGCGAGACGTGGGCGCGGTTCGTCGCGGCGACCAGGGATGTGAACGCCAACGGGATCACGGTGCGCAATGAGTCGACCCGCAAGGACGGCAGCACGTCGGTGTGGTGGACGAAGAACCCCGCGGTGGCGGTGGCCGAGCAGGCGTCGTCGCGGTTGCTGCAATTCGCCAACCACTTCGGTTTGACGCCGGCCGCTGAGCGCAACGTGTCCAAGCGAGACGACGATCGTGGCGAGTTCGAGGCGAACCCGTTCGCGGGTGCAGCCGACGACGACTGATAGCCCTTGGGCTGACGCTGATCTCGATGCGCTCAAGCTCAGCCCCGAGGTGGCGTGGTATCTCGAGTCACGCGGCTATCCGGCCCCTGACTGCCCGCCACTGATCAAGACACCGGAGCCCCGGGAGGTTCCGGGAGCGCGGTTCGATCCTGAGCGCGCTGACAAGGTAGTTGCTGCGTTCCGGCAGTTGCGGCACACCAAGGGTAGATTCGCTGGTCAGCGCTTCGATCCTGACGTGTGGCAGGTGGCGTACATGATCGCCCCGGTTGCTGGCTGGGTGCATCGCTCTGTCGATTCGGGCGCCTGGGTGCGGATCATCACGCAGGCGTATTTCGATATGCCGCGCAAGAACGGCAAGAGCACGACCGCGGCCGGGTGGGGCATCTACCTGACGGCGGCCGACGGCGAGTTCGGCGCGCAGGTGCTCGCCGCGGCGACGACCAAGGAACAGGCCGGGTTCGTGTTCGAACCGATCCGGCAGATCGTCAACAAGTCGCCCGGCTTGAAACGGCATCTACGGGCGCTGCAAGCGAAGATCACCCATGCGGCGTCGGGCTCGTACTTCAAGCCGATCGCCAACGCCGGTGATGCGCAGCACGGCGCCGACATTCACGGCGCGATCATCGACGAGCTGCACCTGCACAAAGACATGGTGCTGATCGAGGCGCTGGAGACCGGCACCGGCTCTCGTGAGCAGCCGCTCATCATCTACATCACGACCGCCGACGCCGGGCGCCGGCACACGCCGTACGACGAGAAGCGCTCCCTGATCGAGAAACTGGCCCGCGGGGTGCTCAAGCGGCCAAGCACCTACGGGGTGGTGTTCGCCGCCGAGAAGCCCGAATACGAAAATGGCAAGCTCATCAAGGGCGATGACCCATTCGCCGAATCGACGTGGCGCAAGTCCAATCCGGGCTACGGAATTAGCCCGACGAAGCGGTACATGCTCGAGGCTGCGGAGAAGGCCAAGGACTCGCCTGCTGAGCTGGCGCGGTTTCTGCGGCTGCACTTGGGTGTTCGGACCAAGCAGGAGACCCGGTATTTCGAGGTCGAGGACTGGGACGCCAACGCCTCGATCGTGGACCTTTCCCGGCTGGCCGGCCGCCAGTGCTACGGCGGGCTGGACTTGGGCTCGACATCGGACCTGACGGCGCTGGTGTGGGTGTTCCCCACCGAGGACGGCGCTTTCGAGGTACTGGCCCGGCATTGGGCGCCAGAGGATTCCATTCCGGCGCTCGATGAGCGCACCGCGAACGCGGCATCGACGTGGGTCAAACAGGGCTGGCTGACGACTACCCCGGGCAACGTCACCGATTACGACTTCATCGAGGCGCAGATCAGCCGGGACCGTGACGAGTTCCTGGTGCAGGAATGCGCCTACGACCGCTGGAACGCCAACCAGCTGATCAACAACCTGACCAGCGACGGCGCCCCCATGCTCACCATGGGCCAGGGCTTCGCCTCGATGAGCGCGCCGACCAAGGATCTACAGCGGTTGATCCGCATCGGCGCCCGCACCGACGAGAACGGTTTACCAATCAAGCCGATGATCCGTCACGGCGGCAATCCGCTGTTGCGCTGGGAGATTGACAACTTCGCGGTAGCCATGGACCCCGCGGGAAATGTGAAGCCGGATAAGGCCAATGCCGGCGACAAGATCGACGGCGTGGTGGGGCTGATCATGGCGCTTTCGCGGGCGCTGGCCGCCAAGGAATCCGAGACGAGGAGTGCATATGCAGACAACGACTTTGTCGCACTGTGAGGCTGACCGGTGGGTCTAGCCTCATGGCTCGGGTTCGCGCCCAAGCCTTCTCAGATTCCAAGCATGCCAGCGCGGCCGACGTACGAGCTGATTCCCGAGGGCATGAGCTTGGACGAGTACTTGACCAGCATCATGCACCAGCCCGTCGAGAAGCTGTGGCGCGAGCAGCCGCACTTGCGCACCCTGGTCGGATTCGTCTCACGCAACATCGCACAACTGGGCATCCACGTCTTCGAGCGCGACGCCGAGGACGGACGCAACCGAGTCCGTGACAGCCCGCTCGCCGAGCTGCTACGCGATCCCAACGACGATATGACTCAGTTCGAGCTGATCGAGGCCACCGTTGCCTCGAGGATGCTCTACGACGAAACGTATTGGTACGTCGGCCGCGACAACAACGCACCGACCGGTTGGGTTATCCGGCACATCCCGACGACATGGGTCATCGGCACCGTCGGGCAGACGGCATTCAACGTCGCCAAGTACAAGGTGGCGATCCCGGGGACATCTGGGCAGTGGACCGAGATCGACGCCTCGGACATGATCGTGTTCCGCGGCTGGAACCCGGTCGACCCGAGGTCTGGTGTTTCGCCGGTTCATTCGCTGAAAGCGATTCTGGCCGAACAGATTCATGGCCAGGTGTTCCGTGACCAGATGTGGAAGCGCGGCGGCCGGGTCGGCTCGTATCTGACGCGCCCCGCGACGGCGCCGAGCTGGAAGGATGCGGGCCCCGACGGTACTTCGCCCCGCAGTCGATTCATTGAGCAGTGGAAGAACTCGTACGCCGGTGACAACGCATCCAACGCCGGAGGGACGCCGCTGCTTGAGGACGGCATGGAACTCAAGGCAATCGCGTTCAACGCCAAGGAAAACCAGTGGGCCGAGGGCGTGAAACTCTCACTGGAAACCTGCGCGCAGGTCTATTTCGTCAACCCCACGATGGTGGGCATTCTCGACAACGCGAACTACGCGAACGTGCGCGAGTTTCGCAAGGCGCTGTACGGAGACAACCTCGGTCCCGAGATCGAGCGGACGGTGCAGCGCATCAACAAGAAGCTGGTGCCGAAGCTGGCCGACCCACGAAACGTGTACTGCGAGTTCAATCTACAGACGAAGCTGGCCGGCTCGTTTGAAGAACAGGGCGACATGTTGCAGAAGGCCATCGGTGGCCCGTACATGACGCGCAACGAAGGGCGCGCACGACTGAACATGCCGCGCATCGACGGCGGCGACGAGCTGATCGTCCCGCTGAACGTCACCGCCAACGGTGATCAGAACCCGGTACCCGCAGGCAACGAGCCAACCGACCCGACCGAGGGAGATAAGAGCAATGGCCGCCACACCAACGGACACGATCTGCATGTCCACTTCTGACGAGCTCGCCGCGAAGCTCGGCCCGCACGCCGACGCCGGCACCAAGGCCGTGGTCGTGAAGTTCAAGACCGACGGTCTAGAAGAGGGCGAATTCATCGGATATGCCAGTGTTTTCGGCAACAAGGACAGCTACGGCGATGTGGTGCAGCCAGGCGCGTTCACGAACACGCTGGCCGAATGGAAGGCCAAGGGTGTCCCGATCCCGCTGCTATGGGGCCACAACACCGCCGACCCCGATTTCAATCTCGGCGAGATCATCGAGGCCACCGAGGATGACCGCGGGCTCAAGGTTCATGGTCGGCTCGACATGGAATCGCCCAAGTCGGCGCAGACCTATCGGCTACTCAAGTCGGGCCGGGTCAATCAGATGTCATTCGCCTATCGCGTCGTCGACGGGGCGTATATCCAGCCAGAGGGCGAGGACAAGACCTGGCGGGATGCCTACTACGAGCTGCGTGAACTCGAACTCTACGAGGTGTCCATCGTGCCGATCGGGGCCAATCAGGAGACCGAGATCCTGGCGGTCAAGGCGGCCACCAGTGCCATGGCGGCCAAGGCCGGGCGCGTGCTGTCGGCCAAGAACGGACAGGCGCTGCGCGGTGCGCTTGCTCAGGCCGAAGAGATCGTGACCGCGCTCAAAAGCGTGCTGCCGGAAGAGGGTTCGGCAGACGAAGAAGACCAGGACCAGACCAGCGGTGAGGAACCGCCCGCCGGGGAGCCGAAGGCTTCGCCGGATGTGGCCACGCCGGACCCGTCCGTCTACCTGGCGCTGTTAGCAATCAACGAAGCCTGAAAGGGGCAAATGGGATGAATCCCAAGGAAAAGCTCGCAGCGCTGATCAAGGCGGCGCGCGAGGTGGCCGAGAAGGCCAAGAGCGAGAACCGGGCACTGACACCGGAAGAGCAGACCGACCTCGACGGCAAGATGGGCGAGATCGACCAGCTCAAGTCCGACATCGCCGCCGGCGAGAAGTCGGCCGCGACGCTGGCCGCGCTCGACCGGATGGCCGGCGAGATCCCGGGCGACGTTCAGTCATCCGGCGAAGGGCGCGCGGCGAAGTCCCTCGGCGAGCACTTCGTCAAGCACGCGCACGCGGGAATGCTCGAAAAGAAGGGCCAGTCCAACGTCACCGTCGGTGCGCCCGAGTTCATTGCCTCGAAAGCGGCCACCGACAACCACGTGGTGGGCGGCTGGACGGACGGCATGCCGCATCTGACGGATTTCGACCGGACCGTCGTGCAGGCACCGCGTGTTCGCCTCACGATCGACGACCTGCTGGCGCAGGGCCCGATCTCCGGCAACGCCATCAGCTACCTGGTGGAAGGTGCGCTCGAGGGCGGATTCGCAACCGTGGCCGAGGGTGGAGCGAAGCCGCAGATGCACTTCGTGAACCCCACGCAGAAGACCGACGCGCTCAAGAAGATCGCCGGCTTCATCACGCTCACCGACGAGTTCCTGGAAGACGCCGATTTCCTGAAGACGGAAATCGACACCCGGTTGCTCTATGAGCTTGCCTACATCCAGGAGCAGCAGCTACTCAACGGTGACGGCACCGGTCAGAACCTGCTCGGCGTGCTGAACCGCTCGGGTCTGCAGACCGAGGCATCGGCCGGGCCCGGCGACAACTTCGACGCGGTGTTCCGCGCCATGACGAAGGTCGAAACCAACGCGCAGCTGCCGGTGGATGGTCTGGTGATTCACCCGAACGACTACCAGCGTTTCCGTCTTACCAAGGACGGCAACCAGCAGTACTACGGTGGCGGCCCGTTCGCCGGGCAGTACGCCAACGACGGCCTGGTGCTGCAGCCTCCGCTGTGGGCACAGAAGACCGTCGTCACGCCGGCCATCGCCGAGGGCACTGTGGCGGTCGGTTCGTGGAAGCTGGCGGCGACGGCCTACCGCAAGGGCGGCGTCCGCGTCGAGTCGGCAACCCAGCACGCTTCGAATTTCACCAGCAACCTGGTGACGATCCGTGCCGAGGTGCGTCGCGCACTGGCGGTTCGCAAGCCGCTGGGATTCTGCAAGGTCGCCCTGGACTGGACCCCCTAGTCCGCTTCTCTGATAACCGGTGCGGCGCCGTGGATTACATATCGCGGCGCCGCAACAGTTTCCCGAATCATCAATGATCATCCGAAGGAGAAAGTGATGAAGGAATACACACTGACCACGCGGCACGGCGAGACGACCGTGCAGCTGTCCGACGAAGACGCCGAGGCGTACGGCGATCGCGTCAAGCCCGTCAGCGCGAAGTCCAAGCGCGCGGCGAGCAAGGGGGCCAACCCCGAGAGCAAGACGACGCCGCCGCAGAATGAGGGCGCCGGATCGCCCGCGCCGAGCGCGTAGGTTCGATGCCCGAACTCACACCCGCCGATGTCGAGCAGTACACGCGAAAGCGGCTCGACAAGACGGACGCTGAGACCGAGCGGCTGCTGGCCGCAGGACTGGCCACGGTGCGGCAGTTCTGCGGCTGGCACGTCACCCCGGTTAAGACCGGGCACGAGGTCGAGTTGGACGGGCCCGGCGGGCGCCTGCTGGCCCTTCCCACCCTCAGACTCGTCACACTGACTGAGGTCACCGAAGACGGTAAGACGCTGGATGTTTCGGGCCTGTACGTGTCCAAGCGCGGGCTAGTACGCAAGAAGAGCGGTGGCTTTTGGTCGCCGCATTACGGCGCGATCACCGTGACCATGGACCACGGCATTGAGGACGCGGACGCGTTCAATGCGGCGGTGCTCTCATTCATTGATCGCATGTCGAAAGCCCCGACAGGCGGCGATCCGATAGCGGTGGGGCCATTCCGCTGGGCCGAGCAGAAAACCGTTTCAAGGTCGGCATTCTCCGCTACGGAGCTGGCGATCCTGGAGCAATACCGCCTGGAGAGTCCGGCGTGAGCGAGCAGGTGATCCGCCACCGCGGCGCCGGCCGCGACGAGAACGGTCAGCTGACCCAGGCAACCGACACCGCCCTGACGGCTATCGCCGTGGCACCCGGCAGCGGCTCGCAGACCGGGCAGGGACACCGCCAAGAGCGGGCGCGCAGCGGCGAAGACATCGCGTGCACGGTCTACTTCAACCCCGGTACCGACCTGATCAACAGCGACGAGCTGACGGTGCGCGGCAAGCGCTATCCGATCATCGTCAACGACTGGATGCTCTCGGGGCGTGGTGGCCTGGAGGTGCTGTGCTCCCGGGGGCAAGGCTGATGGCGTTCGAACTCGACCGCGACGGCGGCGCCGAAGTGCTCAAGGAGCTTTCCGCTGCTGCGATCAAGGATCTGGCAGGCCAGATTGCCGACCAGATCGGCCAGGGCGCCAAGGTCAAGATCTACACCACCGACCGCGCCGCGGCTACGGTGAGTGTGCCGGCCGAGATGCAGGCCAAGGATGGCGTGCTCACTCGTGCCGCCGTGGCGGCCGGGCTGGAGGTGCGGCCCAAACCCGCCACCGAGACGCGCAATCGCGGCAAGAGCCGCAAGGCACGGCCAGAGGCGACACCCGCGCAGGCGAAGGCCTCCGGCGACGCAAACGAGGCGTGGGTGGCTGCGCGGCGGGCACAACGCAAGGCGGGCCGGTGACGCTGCCTGCGGTGCGAGAGCCCGTCGACGTTGCGCGGCTGATCAAGGACTGGCTCAAGGCCGATTTGACGGCCCGGTTCCCTGAGCTGTCGGTGCGTCTGGAGCTTCCGGCCAATTGGGCGCTCGGGTCTCCCCCGGTGCTGCTGGTCGCCGATGACGGCGGCACGCTGGACATGTGGCCGGCGGCAACCGACCCCACCATTCGCGTCACGTCATGGACATCGGGCCGCGAGACGAAGTACGCCTACGCCGCGATGCCCCGCTTGCTCACCACCCGGATTCCCGGCCTCGCCGCGATCCTGCCCGGCACCGCGTTCCTCGAGGCGCGCGACTCCAAGACCGGCGGTGACCTGATCTCGTTCACCGTGCGCACCCGAGCGCGCACCCGATAACCGCGCAGAACGCGCACCGATCAACCCCGTCAAATCTGGCGGGGTTTCTTGTTGGCCCGCAAGGGCTCTGGAGCCCTTGAAGGAGGGAAACCATGGCAATAAACCCCGACGCCACACTGATCCCGGACCAAGCCGAAGTGTGGATTGTGCTCAAGTCTGCCGTGACTGACATCGCGTCCATGATCCCCGAGACCGCGACTATCGCAGCCGAAGCGCTCGAGGCGATGGGCTGGGAGGAAGTCGGCATTGTCGATGACAAGAAGGGCATCCCGCTCGATCCGTCCGGTGAGGTCAAGGAATACGACGGGTTCGGACACCCCGCGTTTAGGGTGAAGTTCCGCAAGGGCAAGCTCAAGAGCGGTTTCACTGCGCTGGAATGGAATTCGGTCACTCGGAAATTCGTGCTGCCTGGCTCGGCCAGCAACAAGATCGGTATCCCCAAGGACATTCAGGCGTACCTGCTGTATCGGTTCGTCGATGAGGATCGGGCCACGGTGTGGGTGCAGCTGCGCCCGGCGCTGGTTGAACTCAAGGGCCATGGCGGCATCGTCGATGGGGAGTTGTCATGGGCTGAGCTGACGGTGCACCACACCGCCGATGCCAACGGCGACGCGTTCGAGGTCGTCGATGCCAGCGCCGATGATGTCACCAAGACGTTCACCATTGATTCTGGTGTCACGGAGTACACCGTGACCGCCGGCGCCGACACCACGGCCGCTATCACCACCAAGACCGCGACGGCGCTCCGCAATGCCCTGCGCGCGCTCGCGAGCGTGCAGGGGCTGCCCAGCCCCGGCGTGACCGTGACCGGGCCCTCGGGAGGCCCGTTGGTGGCGGTGTTCACAGCCCCGATCACCCCGATCTCTGCGGCCGGCACCGGCGGCACCGTCACCGTCTCGTAGTCGAAAAGCACTCGCCCCGGACGCGAACCGACTCCCGCGCCCGGGGCGGGGCACCACCTCAGCGAGTCGGCCCCTTTCCCCTGTAGCCAAGGAGTCGAACATGACCGCACCACGTAAGAACATTCCCGCCGATGCCCCCAAACCGCAGGACCGCAAAGCCAAGAAGAGCGCGGCGGCACGCAAGGCCGAGGCAGAAGGATTCGCCACCATCGAGCAGTGCGGCGTGACACTGCGATTCCCGACCAAGAACCTCCCCATGAAGGCCGTCCTGCGCTATCAGGGCCTCAACGATGATCTGACGCCCATCGAGCCCAAGCAGATGATTCCGACGATGGGCCTACGGGAGCTGCTGGGCGCCGAACAGTGGTCGGCATTCCTGGCAAAGAACCCCACCATCGAAGATTTCGAGCAGGCCAGCGACAAGATAGGTGAAGTGCTGGGAAACTAGTTAGCCTCTTTCGCCTGCTCGCCGAGCATGGCGATGAGATAGAGGCCGACCTAGCGCAGTACTACAACGGACTCGAACTGACCGATTTGTACCGCGGCACCCTCTCTGTCCGCCGTCTGGGCGTGCTGATTCGTCAGCTGCCGCTGCGATCGCGGTTGGTGACCGCGCTCAACGGCGGTCGCCCCAAATGGACAACCATCGAGCATCTGCTCGCCGACATCTGGGCGGTGCTGGTCAAGCTGCTGGGCGACCCGGACAAGGTGCCCGAGAACATCGACCATCCGGTACGTGCCGAGATGGCGGCAAATGAGAAATCCGAGCACAAGCGGGCGCTCAAGGAGCGCTACCTGAAACGCAAGTCTGACCGGAGACGTTCATGAAACCTGTTGTGGAGGTGATACATACGTGACGACCATCGGGTACGCGACACTCCAGATCATCCCGGCACTGCGGGGCGTGACCGAGGCGATCGACCAGCAGATTGACGGCAAGGTCGTCAACGTCTCTATCACGCCCAAGGTTGATCAGAAGGCCGCCGACACCGCGGGCAAGCAGGTCAAGGACACCATCGAGAAGCAGACCACCGATGTTGCGGTCAAGCCCAAGGTCGACCAGCCCGCCGCGGAGACCGCCGGCAAGCAGGCCAAAGAGACGGTCGAAAAGCACACCGGCGATGTCAAGGTCACCCCGAAAATCGAATCCGCGGCGATGGTCAACGCGGGCGCGGAGGCGGGCGCGCGGGCGGGCCGCGCCATCGGCGAGCAGATCGCCAACACCATCCCGACCGGAATGGGCGGCATCGGTGGAACCGTCGGCAACGTGCTGCGTAGCGCTCTACCGGGCCTGGGGTCAGTGGTGGGCGCGGGCACCGGCGCGGCGATCGTGACGGCGATCCTCGATAAGGTCAGCAAAGGCAACTACACCAAGGCCGGTGAGTCCATCAAGCACAGCCTTGTTGGCGCGGTGGACAAGGCCAACGTCGGCGCCGATATTGCTGTCCGGCTGGGTAATTCGCTCTCTGGAGGCCTATCCAAGGCGTCCGACAAGATCACCGCCGTCACCGGCTCGATCACCGGCAGGATCAGTGAAGTCGGCAATGCGCTGACCACCACCAAGGAACTGATCGGCGGGGACGACGCCTGGGGTGCAGGGGCGATCGACACACTGAACAACGCCCTGGGCACGGCAACCCCACTGCTGGAGGGGATGAACGCTGCCGCGGTGCTGGCCTCTGCTGGGGCGAACGCGATCGCGTTGGGCACCAAGGCCGCTGCTGCTGCGCAACGGTTGTGGAACCTAGCGATGACTGCCAACCCCATTGGCTTGGTGGTGACGGCTATTGCCGCATTGGCAGCTGGAATCATCTACGCGTACAACCACTCTGAAACCTTCCGCAAGATCGTTGACGCCGCCTGGGCGGCGATCAAGGTTGCCGCCGAGGCGGTCGTGAAATGGTTTATGGACACCGCATGGCCGCTGCTCAAGCGGGTGTGGGAAGGCATCGGCGAGGGCTGGAGTTGGCTGGTCACCAAGGCTGGCGAGGTCTGGACTGGCGTCAAGGAGAAGTTCACGGCGATAGTCGATTTCGTCAAAGGACTGCCGGGTGCTATCACCAACGCGGCCAAGGGTATGTGGGACGGGCTTAAGAACGGCCTGGTGGCGGTGCTCAACTGGATCGGCGATAAGTGGAATGCGGTCGCCGACACGCTGTCTATCGAGGTCGGTGGCACCAAGATCAGCGCGATACCACACATGCCCAAGTTCGACGGTGGCGGCTACACCGGCAACGTGCCGGCCCAGCAGATCGCGGGCGTGGTTCACGGCGACGAGTTCGTGATCAAGTCCAAGTCGCGCAAGGGGATTGAGAATGCCTACCCCGGCCTGCTGGACTACCTGAACAACCAGGGCAAGTTGCCCGGATATGCACAGGGCGGGTTGGTCAAGGGCACTGCCGAACTCAGTGACATCATCTCGCAGCAGTTCAGACCGTCCGGCGGCATCGGCGGATATCGTTCTCCCGACGGCAAATTCAACGAGCACTCAACAGGCCGTGCCCTGGATGTAATGGTTGGCAACGACAAGGCCAAGGGTGATGCGGTCAAGGACTTCGTGTTATCGAATGCCGCGGCTATCGATCTGAAGTGGGCGATCTGGCGCCAACACCTGTACTACCCGGGTGGTGGCGGGTACGACATGGAGGATCGGGGCTCGCCGACCGATAACCATATGGATCACGTGCACATCTTCTCGGGTCCAGGTATCGCCAATGGCCTTCTCGGGTCGCTGCAGTCCAAGACCGCCGCGGCGGTTAACGCTGGGACTAAGGCTTCCGGCCCGCCAGTCGGTGATGCTCCCGGCGGTTCCCTTGGCGCGGAGGCGGTGAGCGCTGCCGCGCCGGGTGGTGGCTCGTCGTCCACCGGCGGCGGGTTCAATCTGCCGTCATCCCTCTCCGGGCTCTCGGGGATCGGGCTGGCCGGTATGGGCGTCACAACGCAGGTGCCCGGTCAGCCAGAGCGCACATTCGAGTTCGGCAACGCAGCTGCCGCGGCGGTCGGCGGACAGGTGTCCTCGGCGCTCGGAGTGCTCGGTGTTGGCGATTCGCCGGGCTGGCTCAAGGGAATCTCTCAATTCGTCAGCGGCATATCCGTCGGTGGTGGCGGTTCCGGTGGTGGCCTTGGCGGCGCACCCGAGGGAGCAGGCCCCGGCGCCAGATTCGGCGGCGCGACCCCCATTGCCGCGTCGGCCGCTGTGCCGGCGCCCGCAGCGCTTCCCGCGGGGGCGGCTCACGGCACGCAGGCCGGGGCACGGCCGGGGCCGGTGTTCAACACCACGATCAGCGCGTTCGACACCACTGACGCGGTAGCGATGTGGGATCGCAGGAAAAACGAAATTGCGGCAGCGAGATTGGATAGGTACTGATGGCGGTCGCGACGATCACGCTGGAATCGTCCAACGGTGACTCGGTGGTGGTGTCCGCACCCAACGATGAGTACCTGCTCGATGACATCGTGCTCGACACTGATCCGAAGGGTATGTACGACACCGGGTTTACGATGCGCACCCAGTCGGGAGCATTCCAGCCCGGTGGGCGGCCGGTCGGCGAAGAGGTACCGATCCGCAATCCGATTCTGCCGTTCTGGCTGACCCCAGCGTCCCGCCCTCGGTTTCAAAAGCTCTGGGGCACTCCGTACAACCTGCGCAAGGTCAAGTGCACATGGGACGGACCTTCGGGCCCGCGTTTCCTGTATTTGAAGCTGGCCAAGGAGATTCAGTACACGACCGAGGATGGTTTCGACGCTGATATCGACAAGGTCTATCACGCGGTGGTCTCCGCGCACGCGTACAACCCGATGTACGAGGGCGTCGAGGATGTTGCCGATTGGGTCAATCCGGGCAACTTCACCGTCTATCTCGCTGCCACATCTGGAACCTTCAAGCTGGGGTACGGCCCTGCCGGTGCGGCCGTCCTCACCGAGCCGATTCCATACGACGCTGACGCCGCAACCGTGCAAGCCGCACTGGAGGCGCTGTCAACCATCGGGGCCGGAAATGTCACCGTGACCGGCGATCCCGGTCGCTGGACCGTTCGCACACCGGCAACCTGCCCCGGAATGCTCACGGTTGATGGGACATCACTTGCGCCGCTGTCGTTCTCCATCACCCTGGGCACCCTGTCCTACACGATCACCATCGGCGGCCAGACTACTGCGCCCATCGCATTCACTTCGTCAGCCTCGACGCTACGGCAAGCCATCGAGCAGCTTTCCAACATCGGCACCGGTGGGGTCACGGTGACCGCCACATTGTTCGGGTTCGCGCTGTCCTTCATGACCGGGCCGCTGAATGGATTCCTAGTCGCGTTGTTCACCGGGAAGTCCACGGCGGGCATCCACATCGCCCGCGTGGTGACCAACCCGAACACCGGGTATTTCGACGTATGGAACCCCACTGATCAAGACCTCTGGCCCGAATGGGAACTCGACCCCGCCATTCAGTGGCAGTTCCCAGACTTCGCGTTCGGGCAGGAACGTAAGTGGAACCGCCCGGTGGGCGCCGACGCGGCACGAATGATCGTCACTCCACAGCTGACCCAGATGCTGTCCGTGATGTCTGACCCGTTTATGGACACCTACCTCAGCGCCGATCTGTCGAATGCGGCGGGCCTGTTCAACGGGGTGGAACCGCTCTACCCGGTGCCCCAGTACACCGGCACCGCCGATGATCCGGTGGTGGTGCCGGTCGTGTGCCAGGGCCCCTCGGGAGCGAAGGCCACCTTGCGGCAGCGTCGTTTCTGGTCGGCAGAAAGCGGACTTGAGGCGTGAGGGTCAACGCGGTCGCCTTGCACCTTGTGCCCGGCACACCCGAAACCGGACTGTGGTGCGAAATCTGCCTACTGCCAAGCCGGTACGAGGTGGCGCTATACGCGCTGGTCGGTGACAGTGCGCCGATCCACGTCGGTACCTTCCACGGCTGCGACGGGCACCAAGCATGACCGTCGCGACGTTCGCTGAGCCGTTCACCGGCACCGATCACGACGACTTCGCGGCGTGGGCACGGGAGGTGCGCGAGTACCGCATTGAGCGCGCCTACGACCCGCCGCACATCGAGCTTTACGACGGCGATTGGGTCTATCGCGGCACGGTGCGCGGCGAACTGGGCGGGCGGGTCAATCCGATCGTCAACCAGACCGGGACCATTTCGCTGCGCCTACCGATCGATCTCGACGACCGCCGGGGTACGTGGCCGGCGTTCTGGGCGCTCGACGAAGAGGCGCGCGGCACCAGCAATATCCACGTGATCGTCGAGACCATGGGCGCCCGCATCGGCGGCCGGATGAAGGCCAAAGACGGTGTGCATATTGAGCGTGGGGCCACCGGAGACGTGGTGGTCATCGACTTTCTGGACGATATCGAAGAGCTGAAATTCGTTCATACAGCGGGCAATCCGTTCCTACCGTTGTCACTAATCCAGCAGCCCAAGGCATGGATGCTACTCGCGCAGGCCGATCACGGAATCCTGCTGACGATGGCCGCGAATCTACTTCGGTTGCAGCTGAGCAACATTGATATCGGCACCCTGTTCAAGCTGCTCGATCCGGCTAACTGGAACATTCCCGAGCTGGTCGACATATTCCTCAATATCTGGCAGCAGTCGCAAATCGTCGTCGTGCCACGCACGTTCGGTGATTCGGTGGCCCCACTGTCCCTGGTCGTCGGCAGCATCAAGACATCAATCTTCGATGTTGCCGCGCCGATCATGGAAGACGCAGAGCTGCAATGGGATCTGCGGCGCTGGAAAACCGGCGATCCCGAACCGTGGCCGGGCGCAGGCACCAACTGGCGCAACGGCACGCTGTTCGCCCGCATCGTCGACAAGTCCGGTTTCCGTACCGGCACATCCATCGGCGGCAACCTGGCTACGGGCCTGACTCGCACAATCGCCGATGTGCTGTCGAATCATGTCGAGGACAGCTACGACCTGTTTACCGGGGACACGATCGACGAGACCGGCTACCGGCTGCCCGGCATTCTCGGCACGCAAGCCGCCCATCCATACGTGGTGTACCGCGACGGCGATATCACCGGCATCCAAACATCGAACTTCTCGCGTTCGCCCGGTGGTGCGGGTCGCATCACCGTGGGCGGCCAGTCCATGCCAGGTGTCAACGAATTGATCAGTGCCGCAATCCAATATGGCGGCGACGTGCTCGGCGACAACATTTCGGCAGCGATCAGCGCGGGCGTCGGCTTCACAGTGTCGGTCGGTTCCCTCGGCGGTGCCATCGATTCGTTCCTCAACCCGATCTACCGAGATTCGATCCTGGCGCACATGTCGGTTCCGCTGCTGCTGCGGACAAGCCGACAGGGGTGGGGTCATTACCTGGAGACCACCAGCACCAACGTCACGCAGGCATTCACCGCGGCGAGCGTGATGGACCTGCGCAGGCGCCGGCGTGAGACCGACCCTGACACCTCATTCAACCTGACCGTCGCCAACGCCTCGCCGTGGCTGATCGGGGACAACGGTTTCGGGCATTGGTGGCTGGGCGATCGTGTCGGCGGCACCAGCAAGTACCTGATGCCGCGGGTGTTCGTGCGCCGCTGCCGGTCTCTGGACATCAATTGGGGTGAGCACCGGCCGTTGACGGTCGAGGGCACCTTCGGGGACACCCGCCAGGAAAAGGACGCGATCGAGCGCATGGCCGAACTGATGAGCCGCACCATGAGCGGCCTACAACAGATAGGACTGTGGTGACAGAGGGTATCTCGCCCGAAGAGGCAAAAGCGCTGGCCGACAAGGTTGTCGAGTCCGAGTTCATCCCGAAGAAGATCCCGGCCGCCGACGACATCGACGCGCAGACCAAGGCTGTTGGTGGCGCGCTGGCCTCGGCATTGCTGACCGCGACGGAAATGCCGCTGCATGTGTTGCAACCGTGGGTCGCTGACTTGTCGGCCCAGCTGGTAGCACTCGGAATCCGCCAGACCGAGCATGTCGACCCCACCGCGGTGCACGCGCCGGCCTGGATCACCGATGGGGTACGCCAGGAATCGATCAAGCTGCCCGAGCAGCCCCAGCACACCGAAGCCGATCCGCATGTGGAGATGACCGCCACCGCGCCCAAGTGCCCCAAGCGCATACCCAAGGCAGCCCGGGCGGTGCGGCGGTGACCACCCCCGGCGGTGTGCCCAACCTTCCCGTTGGCGCACTGACAGTCGAGACCCTGGCCGAGAAGCTACAGGACTTGACACCCGCGGCGATGCGCAACCGCGCCGCCGAACGCATGCCCGGCACGTTCCACGGCTCCACCGGCGGTGACCCGCTGCAAGACCTCTCGCCGTTCGGGATACTGACCAAGCTCTTCGCCGGATTCAACTCCCACGTCGCCAACGCCGACCCGAACGATATTCAGAGCCCCGAAGACCTGCCCGGCCTACTGCTCGACTTCATCGAAAGCCTGCCCGTCGTCGGCCAGTTCGTCGGCCTGGCCGAGGCGATCATGGGCACCTACGACGGCGACGACGAAACGCTGCTGGCGATTCAACAGATCTTCATGCCGATACGTCGCCTGCTCCAGCTCGCCTCTGGACAGGACGTTGGCTGGCCCACCCTAGAAGAGATTGAAGAGGGTTGGCGCAACCTGTTCGCGGCCATCGCCAAGGCGGTCAGCCAGTTCTTCAAGGGCGTCATCCCCGCGGCCTGGGTTGCTGATGTCCAGAAGGATCTCACCGACGGTGCCGGCGGATTCACAGACCCGTCGGTGGTCGAGGACAACCCGGACTGGCACTACGACGCCGCGCAGAACGGGCACCTGTCGGGCAAGTCGATCTACGTCAACGCCGACGGCCATCTGTACGTGATCAGCGTCAAAGACCCTTTCGAGGTGGCACCGGGTCAGACCGTGGACATGGGCGCCTCGGCGATGTGGCAGGGCCTCACGGCCACGGCGGGGTCCAATCCGATTCGGTTGTGCATCACGCCGTTCGGCCCGGACGGCACCAAGCTGCCCGATATCGTCATCAAGCAGATACAGCCGGTGGCCGCGGACTCGGCATGGGTGCGTGCCAGTCTGACTGGCTCATGGACCGTCCCGGCCGATGGTTCGATCAAGTGGGCAACGGTGACATTGGTGGTCACCGAGGGCGCCTCGGGTGGGCCGGTCCATTTCTCGAACGTCGCTTCGGTGATGTCAAACCTGGGGCCGGTGCTGGGTAAGTTCAGATCGTTCTTCGATGCCATTGGTGGACAAGCCAACTCGGGTATCGTGCAGTTCGAGCAGCGATTCGCCGCGATCACAGCCGACGGCAAGATCACTGCCTCGGAACTGTTGGGCCTAATCGGCCTGGGCAACATTCCGACGTTGCCCCAGGTCAAGATCCAAGACCTGCAAACCACGTTCAATCAGTTGGGGGACATCTACAACGGCTTGGTGGTAACGCCGATCAACGGATTTGTCGCGGCCATCGCAACGTGGTTCGGGGCCAACAAGGACAAGACCCAGAAACTCACCAGCGGCGGAACCCTGTCCGTCGGAGATGTCGTCGGTAATTTCGATATGAGCCGGGTCGATGATCTTGTCGATAACCTCGGCAACATTCTGTCTGGGGTCAAGGACGGCGCCGACGGTGTGGGCACCGGCACCACGGGCGCTATCGGGGATCGCATCAATCAGGCCAAGGACTCGCTACTGGCGCTGCTGGGCCTGTCTCAAGATGCGCTCAAGAGCGCTATCGCCGCGCAGACCACCCTGCAAGAGCAGGAGACCGAGCAGAACACCGGCGACGGCAATAGCTACAGTTTCGTGTTCTCCGGGGCCGACGGGGCCGCGCTGAATGCGACCGATTGGACCACCGGCCCCACGCCCGGCGATATCACCATTCGGGGCGACTCGGGATATGCGGGCGTCAAGAACGGCAATCCTGACGGGTACTACTTCGCCAGCCCCAACTACACCTATGCCACGGACGGGCAGTCCGCCTCATTCGTGCTCGGCAACACCCAAAACGGAAACTACTACTCCGGGGTGTTCATTCGCTGCAACGCCGATCGCACCACGGGCGCCTACTGCCTGGCCAAAGAGGGCGAGATCCGTATCGGCAAGTTCACCCGCTCGGGCACCAGCTGGACATTCGCCACTCCGATGACCTTTCAAGGCGGGCTCTCGTCAGTCAAACAGGGCGCCCGTATCGAAATCCGTTGCAGCGGCAACAACTTCTTTGTCCGCGTGAACGGAAAGCCGGTCACCTCAGCCACCGATGTCTCAGGCGCCATCGCCGCCGGGCCGGACTATCGATACGCCATGTTCTGTGTTCAGCGGGCAACGTCGTGGTTCACCTACGACTCATACCGCATCGCAGCATTCGCCATGTCCGATTACGTCGCCTCGGGAGGTAGTGCCACCTTGTCGAACGCGTGGAGCCTAACCCGCTCGTCCACTTCAGGTTTCACATACACCGACCCCATCACCTCAGCGGGCCAGCTACCGGCTTCGTTCTTCACCTTCACCGACTACGCCAATGGCGCCACCATCACCGACCTTGGCCGAGGCGCGGTGACCGTGGACCAAGCCGGGCTCTACAAGCTGGCAACCACCTGCCGCCCATACTCGGCCAAAGGTCCGGTCACCCCGCATTGGTGCCTGTACCGCAACGATGTTCAGGTCACCGGAGCCATCGGCCCCGGCGCCGAATTCGAGATCCTGCTCAACGCGGGCGACAAGATCCAACCCGCCCTGATCGTCGTCGATTACGACGTGCGCTCCAACGGCTCCACCGGATCGGAAACCGTTGTCTCGCGCACCATCACCCAAGTATTCGGCGTGGCCTCCTTCACGGGCCGAAAACTCATCTGACACCACAGGAGAACTCACCCATGACCACACCGCAAGCACCAGCCACCGTCGATGACGACGAGGATCTGACAGACCCCCCGGCACCCTCGCCCACCCCCGACCCGCCAGCACCGGAACTGCCGCAAGAACCGCCCACGCCACCGCAGATACCACCCATGCCCGAGCCGAGCACCACGTTCACCATGCCCGAGCTGCCCGGAATCACCTTCGCTGTCGTGCGTGGCGGCTTGGACATCGACGGTAAGACCAACCCGCCCAACTGGATACAGATCACCGGAACCGACAGCGACGGAGCGATAGTGTCCCGCATAGGATTCGCCGGGCCCTAACGTGCCCTGGTCCACCAGCCCGACCGTTGCCGCCACGCGGTCGGGCGGTAAGTGGTCGGTCAATCCGGCCGTGCCAGCTCCCGCACCAAACGGCCGGTGGCACGCCATCATCGGGATCGATGCCGCACTGGCAGTGATGTGTGTCGGCGAGGTCGAGCTGACCGCCATGCAGGCCATGGGCGTGGTCTTGTCGGTACACCTTGACCGCGAGCTGGCGTTGGCCGCGGTGTACCAGCTGGCCGCGCAACGCTCGATCCTGATCACTCGCAACCTTGCGCTACAGGCCACATTCCAACAAGACCTCGCGCTGGCCGTCACCATGGAACGGGCGCTCTTCCTGGCCAAGGTGATCGGCATCGACCTAGCCAACGCGCTGGAGATGACCGGCACCATCGGCCTGCAACGCGTGGCCGCAATCGATCTGACGCGCAACCTCACGGCGCCGCGCTCGATCGGTTTCGACAAACTGCTGCCCGTCGACCTGACACGCACCGTCTCGATGTCCTCGGCGCTGGTGATCGAGCGCGTCGCCAAGATCGACGCCGCACTGACGGTCACCACGGCCCGCGCCTGCACCCTCGGCTATCCGCCGGGCGGTTTGCCTGTCCTGGCCAGCTACACCACCGCCGGTGCGTTCACTCACAACATCGTGCGCAACTGCGACTTCATGGACTGCGTTGGGTGCGGTGCCGGAGGCGGCGGGGGCGGCGGTGACGGCGGCCTGGGCAGCACCGGACAGGGCGGCCGTAAAGGCGCATGGAACGCGCGCACCGTGGCCCGCAACAGCGAGATCCCCGGCTCCGCATTGACCCTGACCGGCATGGTGGGCGCGCCCGGAGCCGCGGGAGCCAAGGAGAAAGACGGCGGCGCCGGCGGTGACACCACATTCCTGATCAACGGAATCACCACCACGTGTGCTGGCGGCGCCGGCGGTAAAGGCGCCTACGCCGGCAACGGACTCAACCAGCCCGGCGAGGCTGCGGGCAACACCACCCTCAACGGCCAGACCTACACCGGCGGCGCACAGGCAGGCACCAACACCAACGGCAACTCACCCGGAGGTGGCGGCGGCCCCGGCTCGGGCGGCGCCTTCGGAATCGCCAATCCCGGACGCCTCGGCGGAACGGGCATAGCACATATCCGGTCCTACCAATAGAAGGGAAAACCATTATGGCATGGGGAATTTCGGCCTACCTGGCGAACAAGATTCTCGATCACATCTGCCGCAACGTGGCCTACACACCACCGGCAACCGTGTACGCCAAGATGCACACCGGCGATCCCGGCGCGAACGGAACGGCTAACGCATCCTCGGTGGCCACCCGCTACGCCTGCGCGTTCAACGCGGCGGCAGCCGGGTCGATCAGCCAATCCAACACCCCCGAGCACACTCTCGGCGCCACGGAAAACATTGCCGGGGTGTCATTCTGGGATCACCCCACGGCCGGGAACTTCTTGTGGTCATCGCAGGCCGCCGCCTCCAAGTCCGGTGCCAGCGGCGACATCATCCGCATCAACACCGACACCCTCGCACTCGGCCCGCTGGCGGCATGATGCGCCGCCAGCTGCTCATCTATCCGGCCCTCTACCTCGCCGTGTTCGCCGTCGCGTTCCGCCTCGGCTGGTGGGCATCGGACCAGCTCTCTTCCTACGCCCAAGAAATCGACCCACGTATCGAAAAGGAGTACACCCGATGAGCTTTCGCACTGTGAACGGCAACACCCATACCGAGGACGGCTGGCGGTGCTGCAATCGGGATGAATGCGACATCGTGCGCATACCCGAGCTGTACCTCGTCGATACCGCACCGCTGCGCAAGGGCGCCCCGCTGACCATCCTCGGCGCCTGGCTGTACTGGTATGACCGCAACGTCGAAGAGATCACCTCCCCGGTCTGGGGGTGGTCGGCCACCAACGATGTCCTCGGCACCCCGGGTCGCAACGACGGCTCTAATCACCTGTCGGGCACCGCTGTTGACGTGATGGCACCGAAGTACCCATGGCAGCGCTACACCATGGACGCCGCCACACAGGCCAAGGTCCGCAAGGGCCTGGCGCTGTTCGAGGGCTCCGTCTTCTGGGGACGTGACTGGTCGCGCCCCGACGAGATGCACTACCAGATGGCCTGGCCCGAGGGCGACAAGCGCAATGACGCGTTCGCCGCCAAGCTGCGCGCCGGATACCTCGGCATCTACCAGGCATCCCCACCCGTGATCGCGCCCCCGGCAAAGGTCTGGCCGCAAACGGCAACCGACCGCGAGCTGCTGGAGTACATCGCCGAACAACTCGGACCGGGACACCCTGACTGGGCATCAAAGGGAATGACGCTACGCGACAAGGTGTGGTCCAAGTGATCCGCATCGGAGACCGCAACCAGGCCGTCCGGCAGTGGCGCGCCGTGATGAACGACCGATTTGGGCCACTGTACACCCGGCTACTAGGACCGCTGCCGCAAGATACCGACGAATTCGGTCCCCGCGCCGCGTCCTGGGCAGCCGAGTACCAGCGCCGCACCGGCCAGATCCCCACCGGGCAGGTGTCCGATGATGACCTGCACGCGCTGGGTATTGCGCCCCCGGCCCCGCCCGCCAACCGCCACCTCGGGCTGATGTTCCGGGGCACCGGAGGCATCATCGGCCAGGACTACGTAAGCCGCGTCATGCAGGCCGTGGCCAACCTCGTTGAAGAGGTACACCCCGAATTCGCCGCGACCATGGGCGGTCTGCCGGTCGGCGCCGCTGGCGGTCCGGGCGACATTTCGATGGCCAAGGCCGTGGACATCGCCGAGGCCGACGCCAAACGCATTTTCCTGGAGCGCTACCGGATCAACCCCAGGATCAAGGTTGTCATCGGCGGGTACTCGGCGGGCGCCGTCGCGGCGGCCAAGTTCCGTGCCTGGCTGGCCGAGCACTACCCGGACAACTACCTGTGCTCATTCAGCATCGGCGACCCCACACGTCCGTACGGTGGCAGCTACTACGGCGGTCCCGTCCTTGCTGGACAGGGCATCTCGTCGTGGCGGTTCGGCGATGTCAAGGACTACCGGCACTGCTGGCTCACCGAGCCTGGCGATATGTACGGCAACATTCCCCTCGGTGTGGTCGGGGACATCATGGACGACTGTTTCGACATGGTGACCGCGTTCCAGATCACCGACCCGCTCGGGGCCGCTGGCGCCATCCTGCCGAAAATCCCCGAAATCGCCACCAAGGCCTTGGGAATCGAGCTGCCCGCCGTATTCGGTGCCCTCTCTGGCGGCCCGGCCGGCATCGGAGCCATCGGCCTACCGCTGGTCATGGGCGGGCTACAGGGCCTACTCGGGTGGGGCGATGTCAACAAGCTCACCGGCCCGGCCGCCGCCGCGCAAGCCGCGATCATCGCCCTGCGATTCGTCACCACCAATCCCCCGACAGCGCCACACATTCAATACGAATTCCGCGAAGTATGGCCCGGTCAAACCTATCTCGGTCTGGCCATTCAGCACGTGCGCGACTGGTGCAGCCGCACCCCCGCTATAGCCGCGTAACCACCACCCCTCGAAAGGATCTCGAAATGCCCAATGACAACGTACGGTTGGCGATTCATGCCGTCAGCCTGCTCACCTTTCTGATTGCCGTGGCGATCCTCGTTGGCGTCAACCAGCTCGAAAGCTCCGAAGCGCTCCAATGGATCACCATCGGGGCCGGTCTCATCACGGCTGGTCTATCCACGACCAAGATGATTCAGGACCGGCGCGGCGGCGGGCCGGACGGGTCGGCTCAGTGATCCTGCCACCAGCACTGATCACCGAATGGCCCCCACTGCCTCCGCTGGCCCGCGACGGATGGGAACTGGCCACCTGGATCGTCATCGCCCTGGTCGTGCTCGTCCTCGGCCTGTACCGCAAGGATCTTCGCGCCGTGCTCCACCAGGTCAAGAACAGCCACAAGACCAACCTCCGCGACGACGTGGACGGAGTTGGCGACCGACTCGACGACGTGCTCGACCGGCTCGACGAGTTCGGCCGCGACCTACGCGGAATGCGCTCCGATATCGGCGGCCTACGCGGCGAGTTGAGAGAAGAACGCAAGGACCGCTTAGCATTCGAGCACCAGGTAACAGAGAAGCTGCGCGACTCAAACTAGCCGACCGGAAACGGCCCTGCTCAAATCCACTGAGCAGGGGCGTTTTTCGCCGTCTATCGGCTAGTGAGATACCTCATCGAGACCATTTTCCCGCAGCGTGGCCGTCATCGCCTCGACAACCCTTGCGGCCGGCCAATCATCCGGCGCTGAAATCAACGTGCCCCCGGCCAGCTCAGTCGCGGTTAGCCGGTCAACGAGATGGCTGACCGTACCAACCTCGGCGCTGATCCACATTCGGTAGCCGACGCCAATCTTCCAGTTGCCACGACGAGCGAGACGACGCACTGCGAGATCCGCGAATTCGGTGGTTGCGGGCTCCCACGTCTCGACCACCGCAGCTGTTACGGCGTCGGCATCCACAGACCGCAGCGCGTTCTCATGCGCTTCACGGAGGGTCGGTGGCCTTGGGGTACTGCTGTTTGTAGTCGATCGTCTCGGCTGCTGGTTGGCCTGGCGTGGCCTCGCGCAGGATCTTGCGCGCATCGACTAGGGCCGCTTTGGGGTTGATGCGGGAGAGCATTTTCTCGCGCGCGGCATCGGTCTGTGTCTTGAGTTCTTGGGTGGCCTTCTCCCACTTGGCGACATACTCGCGTAGTTCGCGCTCAGCGTCAGCCACGATCTGTTTGTTGCGGGCCACCGACTTTTCGCTTTCACCCTCAGCCGGGTGATAGGTCATCGTGAAGTCTTGACTGACCGTGACGCCCTCGCGCAACGCGTTGGTGACGATGTTCTGCCCGCTGGTCAACGGTGGCAACACCTCAAACTCGATGGTGGCGCTGACGAGCTTGACAGCATCTTCGGTGGTGTCGTCGGCGTTATCGGTGCCCTTGCAGTCATCGGCGGCGGCTTCCTGGGCGGCGCCCGCGAATTGCCCAGACCAGTAGGTTCCGTTCGGGGTGGTGGCCCACCGTTTGTAGTCGTCGTAGGTGGCTTTCAACGCCGCTGTGCGCGGCCGCAAACTGTCCACCACCGCCATATAGTCGTTGGCCTTCTTGGCCATGAACTCATCGAGGATTGTCACGGCTGGAGCCTCATGCGCGTTGCGGCGGCTGATAGATGCTCGGCAACTTGTAGTACCCGGCGTGCAGCTGCTCGGTGGTCAAGAAGCCTCTGTGTGCCTCGTCGTATACATCGCTGATCGCCTCCAGGCGAGCGGCGGCGATGCGCTCCACATCCGAGATCGCTTTCGAGAAAGCCTCAAGCGCCGCCAAACCCGGATCCGCCCCAGGGGTCACATGGTCTGCCGGGATACGCCCCCGGATCTGCCTGGCACTCTCGCGCAGGTGCGGACCAATCTTGGCCATCGCGTCAAGGTCGGCCTGCAACACCTTGTCATCGCTCACACCTGCCCCCTTGCCCGATCTGGTTACGGGGCAGACTACAGGCACAGTAGGAAACCGGTCGTGCAATGCCGATCACCGGGCGGCAATCTGTCAACAGCAGCGGGGTTGCCCGGGGCTCAGCGCCCGCGGGTCGCCAGCTCAGGGCACTCGCTCATGACCTCTTTGTCCACGACAGCCCTGGCAGCATCGTAACTGCTGTAGAGGTGTTGATCTTCTGAGAACGTTAGGGCCACGTCGGTCGGCCCCATGCCGGGGTACTTGCGCAGCGTGTCACACACAATCCCAGTTAGACGAGGACTGGCGTGCGCAATTGGAGCGCACCCGAGAGTGATCACCGCGGCCAGCACGAGCGCCTTCATTCGATGTGCCCCGGCTCGCCAGGAGGGATGGTGTCAGCGGTGACGGTGTAGACGTTCGTCGTGACGAGGAAGCGCTGACCAGGCATGACAACCTTGCGCGTCCGCTGCCATGAACCGTCCGGGGCTTTCGGATCGTCACAGATGGTTCGGAATTGTGTACCGAACACTCCTACGCGGTCGGTCTGGCAGCCCGGCGGTGCGGGGTCGTCTGCACTCGCTGCCGGAGCGAGTGCTACGGCTGAGGCGGTCACTCCGGCCGCGGTGAAGAGAGCCCGAGCGCCGACCATAATCCAGACCTTCCGTCGGTGGCCCTAGTTGGACTTGGGCACACAATTCTTGCTGATCGACGACCACACCACCTCGGCCTGACCGGTCGTCATCCCCTGCTTGGCTAATACTCCGGTGACCTTTTCCTCATTCAGTTGGCCGGCGTAAAACGCATTGGTCTTGAGCGTGCAGAATGCACCGATAGATGCGATGACTTTGAAGCTGGTCGGCACGTTCGCGGCCTTCAGGTCCGCCTCGATGCTGTCGTACTCATCGGCGCGTGCGGCGGGCGCGAGCAAGACGGCCAGCGCAGTGATGGCCGAAGCCGTTGCGGTGCTCTGCATGAGGCTCATGCGCGGATCGTACTGCGATCCACTCAGCCACCTGCCAGGAATGCCACCAGTCGGTCCACCTTGTCGATCCCGGTGAAGTGCCGGGGCGCGCGGCGGCTGTCCTGTCCGTCGGCCCACAGAATCACTCCGGTGTGCGCGTACATGATGCTCACCCACGACGGCGTGCCGGGAAGCCGATAGACGCACTCACGGTGCGCATCAGCCGCCCCGGCACCACCATTGAAGACCCAACCGTTCGCCAGTGCGGCACGATCGATCTTCTGCTGGCCGGTCATTCTGATTGCCCTTTCGGTTGTGGACGGCGAGAGTTTAGGCCGCTGAATGCCAGGATGGCTGCGCTCCTGTCCCGCTGGCACCCTCGACAGCCGCCCTCATTTCGTGGTCGTCGACGGCGGTGTAGATCTGTGTCGTGGCCACCGAGGCGTGTCCGAGTAGCCGTTGAACGGCGCGAATGTTGCGGGTGGCGCGGTATGCGCGGGTGGCGAAGCGGTGGCGCAGCTTGTGCATGGTCCAGACCTCGGGCATGACCTTCGTGCACAGGGTGCCCACCCAGCGGGGCGACAGGTGTCCGCTGTCGTTGCCCGGGAAGAGCCAGCCGGTCGGGCTGCAGCCCGGAGTGTGCCCGGCCGCGCCGCGCTGGATCATGGCGGCGATCTCATCGGTTATCGGTATGACTCGGTTCTTGTTGCCTTTGCCGTGCACGAGCAGTTGGTAGCCGTCGAATGATTCGATGAGATCGTTGGTGTGGACCTGGGCTACTTCGGCGCGGCGCATCCCGGCTTCGCAGGCCAGGTGCAGCATGACGGTGGTGCGTGCGTCGGCGGCGAGTAGCGATTCTTTCCAGATGCGATCGGGTGCGGGTTTGGGTAGCGGGACTGCGGCGGCGACGTGGGGGAGTTCGGTGGAAGGGTTGGTGTCGATCAGCCCGTCGTCGTGTGCCCAGCCAAAGAAGCTGCGGGCCGAGTTGCGGTAGCCGCGCCGGGTCTCGATGCTCCAATGCTCTTGTGTGGCGAACCAGGCCTTGAGCGTCTTGCCGGTGACTTCCGCGTGCGGCATATCGAGCGCCCGTGCGATCCGGGAGATATGGGACAGTCGCGTGGCAACGGTGGTCCCGGGGCGTCCGGCGGCGAGCAAGTGTTGCCGGTAGCTATCGATGAGCAT